TGCCGGAAGAGCGCCACCGGATATCCGAGATGCTATCAAGCTTCCCCCAGGCGCGCGAAACCAAGATCGAGAAACTACTGGCTGGCCTGGGGGTGCTGTGGCGACAAAACGCTGACGAAAAGGTGGTCATCTTCGCGACATATCTGGGCACAGTGGAACAGATCGCTCGTGACATCGAATCAGTCTATCCGGGACAGGGCGTAGCCGTCCTGCGTGGTGGCGATCATGGTGCGAAGCTGGCGGCAGAGAGGCGGTTCCGGCAGAAGAACGGTCCGCGTGTGCTCGTCTGCACGGCCGCGGGGCGGGAAGGGATCAACCTTCAGTTCGCCCGCGTGCTGTTTAATTTCGACCTTCCGTGGAACCCAATGGACGTGGAACAACGCATCGGGCGCATTCACCGCTACGGTCAGCGCGACACCGCGCAGGTCTACAATCTGATTCTTTCAGATACGATCGAAGGGCGCATCTTTCTGATGCTTGACCAAAAGCTGGTGGAGATCGCCCGAGCGCTTGGCAAGGTAGATGAGGCGGGCAATGTCGCTGAGGATCTTCGTGCCCAGGTTCTCGGTCAACTGTCAGAGCGCCTGAATTATGACAGGCTATATCAGGCCGCCTTGTCGGACCCCGAGCTGCGACGGACGCAGATCGAACTTGATGCCGCGCTCGCGAACGCCAGTGAGGCCCGACAGGTGGTGTTCGAGTTGTTCCAGGACCTCGATGGCTTCAGCCTTGAGGATTACAAGCCGTTCTCCGACCTGGCTGGAAGCGTTGGACGAATTCGCGATTTCCTTTCAAGCGCTCTCGCGGAGCAAGGATGGAAGCTCGAAGAAACGGATGAGGCGCTGTTCAAAGTTACGGGCCAAAATGGCGAGACGATCGCGCAGTTCACTGATGACCGCGAGCGCGCCATGGCCACGGATGGTCTCGGTCTCCTCGGCCTCGACAACCCTTTGGTCGCCGAACTATTGGCAAAATGGCGCGCAACACCGCCCGAGCACCTTGGCGCCGCGGTGCGGCCGGATGGCGACGAACAGGCTGTGGTCTGCTGGTGGCTCGTCGAAACCGTTACGGCGCAAGGCGAGCGGAAGACGCAGGTTGTGGTCATTGCAACGACGGAAGCGGGAAGTCGCGTCGCCGCGCTTGAGCGACTGCCGGAGCGATTGCTCGACCGGGCGCCGGGCCGCGGTTTTCTCGATAGTTCGGCGCGACGCATTGTCTTGGCAGAAATAGCCGAACCGGCACTACATCGGGAGCTGCGGCACCGGGGCTTGCTGGACGCAGAAGGCTCAATCTCCACCGACTTAATCGCCTGGCTCGAAGTCGGGGAGTGACTCCCCGGAGGCTTGTTACCGTAGGTGCGGCGGCAGCGTCGCCACAATCTGCCCCGCGGCGTCATGGCCAAACGACTGCCGTGCCAAACCCCGCGGCCGGAGGCACTTGCGGCTGGTCCATGACCAGCACGTTGCCAACTCGCAGCTTGAACAGGTAATCGCTCACCTTGCCGTCCGACCGCGTCGCGGTCAGCAGCAAGGTGTAGCAGCGCGTCGGTTGTCCCGCCGCCGCGGTGAAGGTAACAATCCCCGCAGCAAATGCCAGAGCGGAGATCGTCAGCTCGCCGGTGCCCGAAGGCGCAGCGGCGAGCGACAGCGAACTCAGCACCTGCGCATCGAGCGGGTCGATCTCGTAGCGATAGCCCTTGATGGCAGTTGGCAATTTCGACGGGAGCCAGATCGGCTCACGACTCACCGGAACGCCGCGAAGCGCGCCATACATGCTACCACCTCACGATGCACAGGCCGGCCGCACCGGCCGCGCCGGCATAGGGCGTAGTGCCGCTTGACCCGCTCCCGGCGCCAGAAGCCCCGCCGCCAGGGAAACGCCCCACGGTGCCCGTGGTGCCAGAATTGATGACGCCGCCGGACAACGGACCTTCGCCGCCAAAGCCACCGAGGTTGAAGACCAGGCCGCCTTGATTTTGCATCCCGGACTGGCCGTCGCCGCCATACAGGTTCACATCCCCGCCGGAGCCGACACCCGCAAGATTGCCCAGCGAAGGAGCGCTTGCGACGCCCAATGGATTGACCACCCCGCCGGTCGCACTGATCGTCGTGCCGCCCAGCACGAAGCTGCTTGCTCCGCCCGCGCCAGGCGCGGTTGTTCCTGACACCCCGGCCGTTCCGCCGGCCCCGATCACGACAGTCGCCACGGCGCCAGGCGTGACGCCAGTCATCCGCTTCCTTGCATATCCCCCGCCGGAGCCGCCGCCACCGCTCATGCCGCTAATCGACGCCCAGGAACCCGAGCCGCCGGCCCACACTTCAACCTCGATCGTGGTGACGCCGGCGGGCACCGTCCACGTCCCCGAGCTGGTGACGTTGTGGACCCCGTGCGGGATGGCACCGATCAGCGCCTGGATCGACAGCAGAACCTGATTGAAGACGGTCGCGGTCGTGTCGGCAGCAATGCCTGCCGCTGCCAGGATCGACATCAGCTCTTCCTGGAGCATGGTGACGAACCAGTAGCGGACGCGCGTTGCCGGCGAGATGCCCGGCACCGCAGGCCCGAAATACCCGGTCGTTCCGGTCAACGCCGGTGGCGACGGCAGCGTGGCAACCGCCGTTGGGTCAGTGATTCTTTGCATGAGGTGTCCCGATCAGGAGAAAACGAAAAGCACCAACGTCCCGGCCGGCGCGTCTTGCGTGATGCGGCACACCAGCTCGCCGGCGTCATAGGTTTCCAGCGGATCGTCCACGCTGGACTCTTCGACTGAGAAATAGAAAGTCGTGATCTGCGGCGCGTTCACCTGCCAGATGAACGCCCACTCCGGTTCAAGCAGCGGTTCGTCGCAAGGCATGTCCACGGCGAACGGCGCGAACTCGGTAATGGTAATCGTGAACCCGAGCGCCGCCGCCAGCGTGATGAAATACGTCGTGGTCAACCCACCTCGCGCGCCGAACTTTGCCCGCACTGCGGCCTGACGCTGCTCGATCGAGGGGTTCGGTGCTGTGCACGGGTCAGGCAGGCCGAGCGAGTTCTCCCACTCCACAAGCAGATTTTGCGTCGTTGCCGGGCTGGCGTCGATCAGCACCTGTGCCGCCGCCGCCGTGTTGCGCGTGTAGGTCGGTGCCAGCGCCAGCATGACCGCCGACAGCGTGGACGCTGGATCGCGGCGCCAGACGCGACCGGTCGGCAGCAGCCGCAGCATCGCCTGCTGATAGTCGGCATCGCCAAATGCAGGAGGGGTCGGCATCAGGAATAGGTGACCGTTCCGAGGGTGAACAGGTAGCCGGCCGCCGAGGTGATCGGCCACGTCGAGGGCGTGGTTATCGCGAACGATGGCAGTCCGCCGATCGCGGTAATCGCCGCGGCGCAATCGCTCTGCTCGATCGACGTGGTTGCGAGCGGCGAGTCCTTCTGCACAAGCAGCGTGGTCAACGCGGCCGACACCTGCGTCTGCTGCGCGCTCGAAATCCCGGACAGGCCGGCGAGCGTGAACGCTTGCGTCGAGGCCTGCGGCGCGACGGCATAGACCAGCATCGTCACCGCGCGCAGGGCGTAGAGGAAGTTCGCCACCGCGAGTTGGTCGCCCGTCGCTGCCGTGTCACGGGTTTCCAACGCGGCGACACCGTTCGTTCCCTGCGGAAAGCCGCCATACGCGGCCTCCGACACGTCCATCATAAAGAACACCGTGACGGTGCCGGCGCCGGCGATCCACGGCGCACACCATGCGCGGGTGACGCCGGTCACCTGCAACGCCCAGGTCACGAAATCCGCCTGGTTCCCGCCGTGCGGCGGCGCCGCATAGCTCTCCTGCATGCGGGTTCGCATCGGACCGTCCGTCTCCAGGTCGGCGCCACCGGTGATCGCGGCCGTGGCGGCACCCGTCGCGTTGATGCCGCCGATCGACACGCCCAGCTCCAGCGGCGTGCCGCCGTCGGTGTTGCCATTCGAGCCGGCCACCAGGGCAACCACGGTCACCGCGACCGATCCGCCGCCGCCAACCGTCGCGTCCGCCGCCGTTGCGTATTGGACGCCATCGCCGCGGCTGCAAACCGTCCCGCCCGGCAGGGGCGTGTTGACCACGCCCGGCCAGGCCGCGGGGCCGGAGGCAAAGGTCGGCGCCTCGCGCAACACGGGGGTCGGCGCCATCGCCGCCCACCCCTCCAGGTATTCGCCGGTCGAGGTGAACGGGGTCGATTGCAGGGAGATCCAGTCGAGGTAGCCGTAATGCAGATATGCGAGGCCAGCCTGCACCCAGGCCAGCACGCGCAGCACGGCCCTGCGCAGGAATCCGTCGGCGTTCGGCAGATCGGACGCCGTGATGTCCTGCATCGCCTGCGCGCGAAGTGCAGTGAGGGTCGGTCTTGGAAATGGCACGGATCAGGATTCCTGCGACCAGGCGTAGCTGTAGAGGTTCGGCACGCCGTTCGCCGTGATGGTGACGGTCGCGCCGATGCCGCCCGGGCCGGTGAAAAACGGTTGCGCGTCCACTGCCGAGGCGACGCCATCGGTGATCATCCAGGCGTGGCATCGGATGATCTGGTCGCGCAGCCAATTCAGCGTGTCTTGCGTGCGCGGCCGGGCGAAAGCCTGGTAGATTTTCGAGCCGATACGATCGTCCGGGATCACGGCGAGGGTCGGGTCCTCCAGCGCCGCATAGGTGTCCCCCCACCAACCATGCGGATCGGTGTCGAACACGATGTCGCCGGGATCGACCTGGGCATCGGTGAACATGCTGATGAGGGAAGCTGTCTCCAGGTCGTGCCCCAACTCCAGCCCGGCCCCGAGCATGTTGAGGTCGCCGGTCCCCGTGGTCGGGTCCCAGACGATGCGAATGTCGCCCATCAGGTGTTGCCCGTCGGCGCGGTGGTGCCCGCGGCTGCGGTGCCCTCGCCGTGCTTGTGGGTCTGCAAACCGACCTGGTCGGCGCCCCCATAGCCCGCGATGACCGCGCCGGTGACGTGCAGATCGCCGGCGATCGTCATGGGGTTGCCCGCACAGGCAACCGAGGGGCCGCCGGCGGTCAGCCAGACATAGGCGCCCCGGAGATCGTAGAGCGCGGAATCGCCCACGCCGAGGTTGCGCAGCCGATAGGTCTGGTGACCACCGGCGATCGCCAGGGACTTTGCCCGGTCACCGTCGAGGAAAGCCAGATGCAGGTCGGTGCCGATCGGCGGCGAGCCGGTGACACCGAACCCATAGAGCAGCGGTATATTGTCGCGCGTGGACAGCGCATCGAGCTGCGCCTGCACCGTCTGCACCGGCCCGGTGTCGTTCACTGCCAGCGTCGTGCGGGCCAGCGCGAACGGTGCGCCACGGCGCAGCATCAGCGCGCTCACCTGCCGCTCCAGCATGACAACCTGGCGTGCCAGCATTGCAACGGTCGCTTCGAGAGACGTGGACATTCAGGCTCCGGCCACTAAGGCGGCGTGCTGGTGGATGGTGGTGCTGGGGCCTGCGAGGTCTGCGGCGCGTTCGTCAGCTCCGCGTCGAACAGGTTCAGCGGGTTCGGCTCGGGGCTGAATGCATCAGGCGGCATCAGGATCAGGTCGGTGTGCGTGCCGGTCATGTCCTTGCGAAAGGTCAGCGAACCGATGATCCACGTCGCGTTGGAAATGTCGGCGGCCGGCGCGTCGATCGTCGCCAGCCAGTTCGGCGTCCAGAGCGTGCCGCTGCTGTCGCGCCAGCTATCGCAGGTGATGGACGCGCCCTGGCTCCGGCCGATGCGCCGGGCCTTTTCCCAATTCGCGCGCTGCTTGGCGATCGCGTCGTTGTCGATCGTCTGCTGACCGGCCGGGGTCGGCGCGATCTGCTCCGAGACGATGATGCGCAGCCGGTATTCGCCCAGCGTGTCGTCCAGGATGGTCGCCCGGCGATTGGCGAGGCCGCCCAGGTCGGCGGTTTGATCGACGCCCGAGTAGACCACCACGTAGGTCGAGAACCGGCCATCGACGGACCGCTCCTCGTTGATCGCCTCGACGTTGCCCGGGAGGGTGAAGCCGGAGGCG